ATGCTCATCAAGTAAAGCTTCAATATATTTATTTAAAGCTTCTATTATAAATATATGAGATAAGGCCCCAGCTGGTGAAGCATTTAAATGTTTATCAAAAAATTCATGAGTTGTTTTATATTCCATTAGATTAAAACTCCTATTTGTTTAATGGTCCCATATAATTATATATATCTTTAAAAAAGTAAAGGCCCCAATAAATGAGGCCTTTTTATTTAGGTATTTAATTAAAGTTTAAGCGGCAACCGCTACACGATTCCAGTCAGTTTTTTTCATGTTTAAAACTTGGCCTCCCAGCTTTTGCCAAAAATCTACATTATCCGCTTCAGCTGTATTAGCTACGCGTGTAACAGCATTTACAAAAGTTGCACGATTTAAAGGCTGGCCGTTATTCTCATAGCCTGATTGCCCAATAGTATTTATTAAACCTTCTAACACGTTGCTAGTCTCTTTTTTAGATAAAGCTAAAACTTTTCCTAAATTTTCGACCGCTTCCGCTTTAGGTATTTCAATAGAATCTTCAGCGGCTAATTTCATTTTTTCTAGAGTTTCGTCAAAAGATTCCCTAGATGAATAACTGCTTACAATATCCCTGAGCTGTAGTTTTAAACTATGATTGTCCGCTTGTTTAGTTTCATCAGTTAAAATGTTCCAAGTATCACCTTCACGCGCGCTAGTAATATGGGCCTTCCTAGTTTGTTTTTCAGTTTGCATTCCATTTAAACATGCAAGCGTCCAATTAATAGCATGCACGTTAATGCTACCAGCGCCTGTTTCACTGTTACTTATGCCTATCCCATGGGCCATTAGGTCATGTAAATTTGCACCAGTCCCAGTTATTATTTCAGATTTTAATCTAATATACATTTTTTTCTCAGTAATATCAGCATTAACTATTTTCCAGCTGGCTTCCGACTCCATTAGCTGAGGTATAGCGGATTCTAATAAATCAGAATTATCAAAAGTTTTAAATCTATCAGATAAAAAAGCGCGCGCCGTTCCATAATTTCCGCTATCAAGATATGTCCTAATCATTTTTTTACTATCCTCTTTTTGAAAAATAGCATTAGTTAGCGAATCATATTCTTTTGGATAATCAGACTGTAAGCGTCTAGCCGTTCTTGTATCCAGCCCATTCTTTTGAGCTATTTGATCAAAGCATAAATTATTAACTTTAAAAAATTGTGTCGGAACGCCGCCAGTGCCTTCCATAATAATTTCTGATTCATTAGGATCATTCGGCCAGTCGGTCGTTCTAAAATGGAGCTCACTAGTCGGCGCAATAAAATCTTGTTTCCTAGCATTGTCACCTTGTATTTTTTTTAAAAGATTTGATAACGTGTTAGTCTCATTTTCTATATTATGCATAATTTTTCTCCTATTTGTTAAAATGCAAAAAGACGGCCCTTAATTAGACCGCCTTTATCTTATGCGCTTTTATGGGATATATGTCAAACTTATTTTCTACGCCTCCCTTTAAATGGATTCTGTTTATCATACTTTTCAAAATTACGCCCATAAAGTAAACGGCCCAAAAGTCTATAAATAAAGTCCATTATGCTACCTTCCTATTCTGCGCCTTAGCCGTCACATTTATAACAATAACAGTTTGATCAAGATCATTATCTAATATTACTCTTTTATAATTGAATGCTATTAAATCATTTATTTGGGCCTTCTTTTTAATGCCTGAAATAGATAATCGTCTATCACCTCTATTTACAGTTTTATAAAATGAGATTGTGCATATGCTGTTGTCATCGTCATAATAAGCCAGCAGTTTATGCTTTTGCCCTTTTTCCATAAAATTAAAATCTATACCAAATAATTTAGCGAAGCGCCTTATGCTGGTATTAGCGTCTATTATAGATTTATTTAACATTGTATTGGTTAATCTCAGCTGGCCAAAGTCTGGGCTAAGTGTTTTTAATATTTTATCCTCTTTATTCATTTTCTGACTCCTTCACATTAAAAAATTTAAAATATATTTCGTTTTCTTTTTCATCGCCGATGTAATGACATTCAAAATTGACATCAGTTTTTTCTAAAGCTTTTTCAATAATATTATGTAATTTAAGCTGATCCATTATTTTCGTTCCTTCCAAACTTTTAAATTATTGTCGAGGCTATCGCGTGTTAAATGAACAGTCCCTCGCCAGCTGGAGGGAACATCTATTTTGCTATTTCTCCAGCCTAATGTATAAAACGTGTTATGTTCATATGGATTATAATGGACGTTTTCAAAATCTTCTTTAAGCGTCCAATGATCTATCCAGTCACCAATAACAAAAGCGTGAACATATTTTTTACGCTCTTTTACAACTCGGTCCCTTGTCTTTTGACTAACTGCAAAATAAGCATTTTCTAAACGTATATGATCGCCGTGTTTATTTATGTCACCATAGCAGTGACGAATTACTTTCCTTGTTTTGTAATCCATCACACTAAAACAATTTTGTTTCAAATTTCTATAAACTTTTACTTTCATTTTAATCCTCCACAACGTGAACAGTGTCCAGCTTTAGATCGCCAAAAACCCAGTCATGCAACTGTTTAAAATCCAGCTCTTGTTTAGGATTTATCTGAGCATATAATTCATACTCGGTTTTTGACATTAGCTCCTTAGCTTTTTGTTCGGCTTCTTCCTGAGAAGAAGCCTCTATTGCAAAATTTCGGTCAAACCAAATATTTACATCAAATTTACAAGTATACTGTTTCATTGATAAACTCCCATTGAACACATTGGCCCCATGGAGGACCATACGATTCTTTCTTCCTCTTTTTGGTCAACGCCTAAATGTTTATTCCACATATCGCAGATATTTTTTACATGATTGTAATCTCCTACAAACTTATCCAGCTCATGGGGATCATTAGGATTAGCTTTACCCAGTGGATAATATCCATCTTCTTTTTCAATTACTTTAGCAACTCGGTAATTTTTGTTTTCTTTCACGGGTGTAAAACAATGTTTTTTTTCTATAGTCATATCTAGCCTCCAAGCTATTTGTTTAAATTAAAATAACGATATGCGATTTTTTCTATAAGATCAAGTCAAAAGTTTTTTGCCAGTCAAAAGGCTCAGGACAAAAGTAGTGCGGCTTTAATTTTATGCCTTGCTCTTTGAGCTCAATAGCTTGGCCAGCTTTATATAAATGAAGGCCTTTAGTGCTTTTAACTAATATCCAGACAGAAGCTTCTTTATGTAAGGTTATCCAGCTGATTTGTTGAGGGCTTAAATTGACTGCATTAAACTTCACATATTTTAATTCTACAAAATGAAAGTTATGTTTGTCATCACAAATAAGTAAATCAGGAAGTCCCAGTGTCATCCAGTTTTCTATTCTGCTTAATCGAATTGGTTTACTGTATTGTAGTGAGGCTCTCTTTAACTGTTCGTAAAGTCCCGCTTCCTTTTTTATCGGATTTGTGGTCCTCGTGTTCAATAACTTCTTCAGCGTATCTCGGTTCATTTTGTTTCAGTTCCTTCAAAGCTTTTAGAACTTCATCCTTAGACATACTATCTATGGTCCCATGACGGATTTCAGATTTGTTTATATAAATATTACCATTAGCTTGACCTCGTCTATACTCAGCCTGAACGGCGGCTGAATACGCGCCATTTTCTATGGCCAAATCTCTAATTCTTTGTAAGTCTCGTAGATGTCTTTTAAAATTTATTCCATATTTTTCATCCAGCTCATCTCTATATGCTTGGATAGCTCTACAAACATGGGGACATATTTCAGGATTAGTCATTTCATAAGCTCTAGTGTGAGCGGAAGAAGCTGGGAACCCAGCATTAATTGCAGCTTCTCTATAAGTAATCATACCATCGTTAGATACCAGCTCTTTTACAAACTTCTCTTGTCTTCTGGTTAGCTTACTATGGAGGTCAGCTTTTGGTCTTCCTCGACCCTTTTTCAAAGGCTTTAAGTTATTCATCCTATATATATACAGCAGAAAATATTTTTTTGCAAAAAACTTTTTAGCCCTTAGTAAGGCCAAAATCGATCTAATATTGTTAAGTTACATTTTTGAAATCAAATATGTAACCAAATATGTAACCATACAACCCTTATGTACTAACGATTACAGAAGGAAGTTACATAAGTTACACCAGTTACACCTATATTTAACAAAAAATATTTTTTTTATTTTCAGCTCTATATATAAAGGAGATTAACAAATGTAATTATTTTTCTTGTTTAGTTTTCCAAAAATATTCGTCAGTATCTCCAAGTCGGGTCTGATTTCCATTCTCGACTTGGTACTCGATTGTACTAACTTTGAAGTCTGGCCGTAAGGGTTCGTCAGGCGTGAGACTATTATCATAAACTCTCATTCGATTATTTGGATAGACACAATATTGGCCATTATCCAGCTGAAGCAGATTAAAAGATTTATGTTCATCGGGTGTTTCAGCTGTACTATAATCTATAGAATCAACATCGGCATGATAATTATCTAGGGTTGCTATATAAACGCCTTTTTGCAGACCAAAATCTCTTGTTAGCACTTCATAATCCATTGAACCGATGAATTGCTTATGAATAGCAGTGATACCATAATCCATACAATTCCAGAAC